CCGTTTTCGAGCTTGACGCAGCCTAGAATTAGGGTCTTTAGCTGCTTTTGGAAACTTTTTCATCTGCCCAGCAGAACGCGCACAAAAAGACTTACGCCGCTTTGCGTCCTTGCTGCCCTTCTTCACTTTACCAGTGACGGCTGTCTTAAGCTTAGAGCCGGGATTGTCCCTACGATATTTAGCCACACCCTTCTTGGTCATACCTGCGCCAGCCTTAGTTGGACGCTTGTGACCACCTTTAATGGTGTGGCCTTTCATAGTTCCCTTTTTCTTAGCCACAGAACACCGTCGCGTTAGTGATGTTAGTCAAAGTCAGTATCGCAAAGTCACTACTACTATTACTGCGCTGTGTAAGAATCCCCTCATCAGGAATAGTTACACTGTCAGCAAAAGATGCAGAGGAAGCCGGAGTATCAATCTGAAGCAACAAAGTACCGCTGGTGCTGTTCAAATTGAGCTTTAAAGACCCGGCAGATGATGCTCCTACATAGTACAAACTCTTGATTCTGGTACGCCCGAAGGCTAGGGAACCCGTAGTGCCTATACTCACGTTACCCGCAGAAGCCCCACTAGCAGCGATATTGCTCACCGAAGTATAAAAGTTAGTAGATGACGCTGTACTTGCGTTAGCACCTGTAACAACTTCAGTGACAGACTCACCCGTAAGGCTGCCAACTTTGATTCCTGTAATGGTAAAGGTTATACCTCTATCGTCACCCGCAGAGGTAAACAACAGCTTATAACCAGTACCAAAAGGACTAACATCATTAGTGAGTAGTGTTATATCTCCGGCACCAGAAATAGTCCCTGCTGTTTTTAGCAAAGTAGCACTAGTGGACGGAGATATGGCGAAAATATCACCTCTGGACATAATCTACTCCTTAATTTCGCCACGCAAGACGGCAGCTTTATGCTCGGCAGTACCGGGCACAAGGCTACCTGAAGCAGCTTTTTTAGGAGCCGCTTTCTTTTTTGCGGGGGCTTTCTTTTTAGCCGTAGTCATAATTGCCCCCTATTAACGAGTTCTAGCACCCATTAGGTAGTCAATAGTGGTGGCACGAGTACCTGAAGCACTACCAGATAAACTCATGGCTGCAATAGCCAGATTCTCGTCATCAGGAATATTTGTGCTATGAGTAGCTACCAGCTTGTCGTTGATGAAAAACTCAACTTTACCAGTGCCTGAGCAAGCGATACCCAATTTAATGTAGGTATCATCGGCCATGTCTATACCAGAATCAGTGGTGGTAGCTGTGCCATTTTTCTCAGTGATGCAGTTAATAGAAGCATCGCCATCGTCTACTTGGAAGACAATACGGTCAGTGGCAGTCAGCATGTTTTCTGGGTTGGTAGCAAAATTAACTGTGAAGCCAACACAGATGTCAGACTGATCTACATCATTGTTCTTGATGCGAGTCTGAAAAAACATGTTCTTGTCTGCTGCAACAGCAAAGATTTCATTGCCCTGTACAGAACCACCATCGTTATCAGTAGTTGCTGCTGACGTAATAGCAAGCTCTCCGCCTACGGTATCCGCGACAATAGCCACAGCAGCACCGCTGTCTTTAACGACAGTCCAGCCAGTATCTAGCTCGTAGACAAAATCATCTTCTAGGCAAAAGTAGTCAGGGTTAATTGACATTGGCATTTCGCGCAGGTCTTTATAACCAGCCGCATAGCCGCTGTACAACACGGGAGTATTGTGATGAGTAGCCATATGTGTCTCCTGTCGTGGCTAAGGTCTGCCGCCTCCCCTATGGAGCGCAGTCAGGATGAATTTATAGTATATCAAAGAAAAGGGGGCAACAAGTGCCCCCCTCTCAATTCACCTATTAGCTTGCGCCCGGTGATCCGAAGATGCCCAGTGGGTCAGATACGCCGAAGCTGTATCGCTCACGAGCCTTATATCGGCTGTTGCCTGTGTCAAAGTCTGCATCCATGCTTGTCTGCATAGGAGTACGGACAAAGTGCTTCAGGCCGTTTGGAACGTCAGTCAACAGGAACCAAGCGTTGGTGTCAGTCAGGTAGTGGTTAACACTGTAACCTTCTGGGATTGAACCATTGTTACGCAGGGCGTTGATGTCGTTATCAGCGGTGTTCACACGAAGTTCAGACTCCAGCAAACGAGTTGCCACAAACTGAAGATCGGCTGGAACAACCAGCTTACGAGGCTTCGCTGCAATCAGCAGTCCACGCTCATCAGTCCAACCAGCAATCTGAATGACAGCAGCTTCCAGAGAAGTCTCATTCAAATCAGCACCGGTTGAAGGCTCGTTAGAGTTGGTACCACCAGACACCAGAGGGTGTGCAGTAGAACACAGCTCTACACCATCGCCGTAGGTTACTGTGCTATCGAACGCATTGTTCAGAATAGCGGCAGCTTTTACCTGCTTGGTGTAAGCCATAGCGCGTGCAAGTGCCTTGGTATAACGAGCAGACAGAGAATCGTACAGGTTGTCCTCAATAGCCTCTTCGGTTACTGAGAATCCCATAGAAATTGTCTCGTGGTTATACCGAGCAGTAAACGCTTCTTGGGCGTTATCATAAGCAATAGCAGCGCCTTCGTTCTTGACGGGGGCGGCACCAAAGCCAGACAACTTGGTTTCTTCTTCAAAAGAACGCTCTGAGCTTTCAGTCTCGAAAATCTCAGCGTGCTCTTCACCGTACTTCTCATACTCAAGGCCGAACAGGGCATTTAGGCCCGGTAGGAGTTCTTTGAGTAGTTGCGCTCTTGAAATAGCCATGTCTCAAATACTCCTTATATACCGGTCTTGTTAGTGTAAGAGTGCGAGTCAGGATTGAACTTAACGATCAAATCCGTGAACGCATCACCAACGGTGGACTCCGGCCCGTCTACAAAATCAACGATTCTGAAGGCAAAACCAGAGGTTGTAGCGGTTGTAGCAGTTACCGCACTGGTGGAATTACCAGTGGTGGTGCTTCCTGTGCTGGTAGACTGTACCGCAGCCAAGTGAGTATTTTGACCCAAATCAGCCTGAGTTACAGCGCCATCGGCCTGTACTTGGAACAAGCAATCTGGATCGTCCACAATATAAGCCATAGCATCAGACGCTACTGTGCTTGCAGGCCAGCTTTGTCGGAATACTTTTTGACTGCTATTGGGGTCAGTGTAAGAACAACCTACGAACACACCGATAGTACCGGCAGGGAAACCCGTAGAGTTGTCTCCATTTGTAGTCACGATTTCGATAGTGCCACCAGCAACAATGGATACAACAGAGCCATTGAATATGTTGGTGCCATAACCGGAAGCGATCTTAATCTGACGGGTGGAACCAGCGAAAGGCTGTCCTCCAATCAGATTCAACGGTCTTAGACCGTAAGGGGCAGCAGAAGATGCCATGATAGACTCCTAGTTATCCTTTTCCGAAAGTAACCGTCGATTTCCTATCATTAAATATAGGCATACGCGGATCACTTTCACGCATTAAGTTCTGATCCACAGATTGCATCTGAGCAGCGGTTTGCTGCTTATAGTAGTCGTTGCGTTCTGTAATCATCTCTTCAGGAGCTTTACAGAGCATTAACCCACCTACCACGATATTGTCCTTAAACCTGTCATCGACAATGGAATCAGTAAATATCTCAGGGTGAGCGTCAGCCCTTACAGGCTCCCAACCTTCACGTAATTTTGAAGAAACATTAGTGGCATCGGAAACACCGCGTGTGCTAGTACGAATCCAGCGATACACGTAACCGTCCTCTGGCGTGGGGCTAGGCAATACTTCTGGCCGAGTCCATGCCTTCTTACGGGTACTTGTTTCTCTAGTTTCGTTCTCTCGCGGGGTACGCAATTCATTTTTAGCCATTTTGTTTCCTCGCTAAGTCAGCAACCTGTAAGGCGTATTTGTCCAGTGGAACTCCAAGTCTATTCGCTATAGCTATTTGTGATTGCGATAGTTTCACCTTTTTAGGTGACGTGCTCCGCGTAGCGGGAGCAACCACATTGCTAGGTTTTGACTTGGTAGTAACCTCCGGCTCGTCGTCTATCCCGTCATCAAACTGATCGGGGAATACTTGTCGCATACGAGAGTTAATTTTCTCGTAGTATTCGTCAGATCGGGGGTCAGCACCCTCTTTCGTCAACTTGTTATGCAAGCCTAAAGCAAATGCAGTCATTTCATCGTCAGACCCAAACCAAGGATTTTCATCCCTCCAAGCTTCGGCCTTTACGTCACGCTGCGGCTGCTGTTGAGGCGCAAGTTGTTGTGATTGAACAGTATTCTGCTGTGGTTGTAAAGCAGTTTGCTGTTCTTCTACTTGTTTTGGTTTAAGCCCATTAACACGCTCCATCCGTATTTGAGCCGTATTAAGAAGTGTTTGGGCTTCCAACACCGCATCTGGCTCGCCAGATTCGTAAGCCTGTCGATATTTCTGCTGTGCCATAGCCAGTTCAGATTCGACCTGCTTTTTAGCGGACTCTATTAAAGCGTTGTGATTTTCATTGGTTTTGCTTTTAAGTTGTTGATTTTCTTCAACTAACTGTTTAGCGTACTGTTCAAGGGCTTCTCGCTCTCGCAGAGCCTCTTCTTTGGCTCTACGTTCGTCGTGGTAGCCTTTACTGAAGTGTTTTATTCTGTTTTTAACTTTATCAGAATAATTCTCCAACTCTTCGTTAGTAACTTCTTCTGGAGGCTCCGAAGGTTTACGTCCACGGTCTTCAGGCGGCACGTCGTTTTCAACTTCAATTTCAACGTCACCAGCTTCTATCGTGTCCTTCTTCTGTTTAGAAGGTTTTTCGATAGTTTCTCGCCCTACAGCCCCTTCTACTTCTAACTCTGGAGTTTCAGGTTCTTGTTCAGGTATCTCTACTTCTTGCAAGTTCTTTTCCTTGTCCGGATCAGGAAACTCAAATTCTACTTGTTGCATCGGCATAGTTTAGTCCTCAAGCGCGAGTTAGTTTACTCGGATCGTCGATAACAGCCTCAATCGAATCATCGTTCATCAAACGATATTCAGCCTTACCGACCTTAAATCGCGTGCCTGTATTGGCACGAAACATCACATAATCGCCCTGTTTACACCACGGGCCTTCAGGGAATCGCTCTTTGTCTTTATAGGCTTGGTCACCCATATCGACCACCAACCCAATCATGGACAGAATATATTCCTCTCGCATGGTTGAAGCGGCTTTTGCGATACCTCCTTCAAATGTGTCTTCTATAGTAGGTAGAGCGACAAGAACGCGGTACCCAACGGGTTTAGGGATTTGCTCCTCTAACACCACTTCTGCTCTTTCTTTCTCCTCTATCTGTTTGCGCCGCTTTTCTTCCAGCGGGGTAAGCTTTGCTGCTTCAGTCATCTATATCATCCGTATAGTTGCGCGAAAGGTCTTCTATCTCACGGCGTGCGGCGGCTAGACCTCGGATCACCCCACACGATTCCTTATATTGGGCGAAGTCAGTAGCTCCTCCCCCAGCAAGAAATTCTTCTTGGCTTTGCTGTAGTTCAGCAAGTTTCTTATCGAGCACGTCAAAGACGGTTGGTGCCATGCTTATTGCCTATTCTTTGCAAGATCAAGAATCGCTTTGGCTTCATCCAAGTCTTGTCTTGCATTAGCTTGTTCTGTTTGAGCAGCGATGCGTGCAGCCTCAATAGTAGCAGTATTATCTGCTTTTTCCTTATCTAGTTTAAGTCTTTCTGCATCTAATAGGGTATCGGCTTGGTCTTTTTGAGCTTTACGCTGTTGTTCTGCCATTTTAAGCTGCATTTCTTGCTGCTTCATCTGAAATACAGGGTCTTGTGCCTGTTGTTGTGCGGCTTGTTGTGCAGCAGCTTGTTGTTTTTGCTGTGTAAGTTGTTGACCAGCTTGTGCCATAGTCTGAGAGAGAAGTTTCTCCATTTCTTCTGGCATCTCCTCGTCTGGTGGCGGTAGCTCCACACCAAGCTTTGCAGCCATCTGCTGTCTGTAGCTGAAGCCTATGTGTTCTGCAATGTGTGCCTGAAGTGCGGCCACCACCTGTTGTGCCGCAGGGCTTTGTCCAATGAACGCCGCAATCTGCGGGTCTTGCAGAAAAGCTTGGTGGGTAGCGATGTGTGCGTCGTGGTCTTGGTAGATAAACGCCTTCATCGGTTTACCAATAAGCGCCGCCATGTTCTCACTAACCGGATCAGACGGCTTAATATCATCTTTAGTAGGTACAAGCTTATCTGCATCTTTAATACCCAGAACTTCGATCATCTGCCGGTGTAACTGAGGCAGGTCGTATATCTGTGGGGTAGCCTGTGCCATCTGCAACACGGTCTGATACTGCACAACTCTTTGTGCCATCGTGCTGCTATTGGGGTCGCTGACAGGAATGACTTCCACCGTGTCGTAGTCCATGCGGCGGGCACGGGGTTCGGCGCGGTCAGGCGTGTACATGTACTCATCTGGCGCATACTCAGCAATGATGCCCCGCAGCAGTTTGAATTCCTGCTTCATGGCGTAGTGGACACGGGCTTGTACCGCAGCCATAGGCTTGAGAGTGCGCTCCAGCAGAGCGAGTGTGGTACCGACAGGCGCATTGGCGCTCATGTCAGAAATGTTCATGTCACTGATCGCCCCCAAACGACGGCCTTCTTCAGTGATCTGCTTCAATAATGCAAGGAGTGTCTGACTCGGCTCTTTGTAAGGGAGCGTCATTAAATTGTCTTTGATACTACCGGAGGGCACGTCCACATCACGGAACTCACCGGGGCCGATGGGGGTATCGTCTCCTTTGACCCGTAAACCACGGGACTTCAAGCCCCCCGGCAGATTCGACAATGTACCTGCGTCAACTAATTGACGGATCAAGGAGGTACCAGCTTTAGCATACCCACCAATAATGTGAATTAAACCAAGACCATAGAAGCCAAAACCCGGCACATAAGAGTAGTGGACAAAATGTTGACGCTTGAGCGTCAAAGGATCGTCAGGGTTCCAATTACGGCGGATAGCCAATACAGTTCCTGTGCCCTGCTCAATAGTCACAACATAAGGCTTTGCTATCTGTAATGGGCCTTCT